CCTACTAATATATTTCTGTATGTTTCATCTACTAGTTTTTCTAATTCTTGTTTACCAATTTTGCTTTGATTAGCAACTTCTATAAATTTTTCTAAGTCTAACTTGTTGTTGTCTTTGTCAACTGCATATCTTTTTGTACTACCATTGTTATAGTATGGTAAGTTTATAAAGTTTCCTGGTTTTATTTCTCCTTTGTCATCTTCCTTTAATTCTTTCTGTTTTGGAAAAACCTCTGTGTCAGGATCTAATCCAAGTGGCAGAAGAAAAGACTTCAGTGCCGAGATTAGATCGACAGCGGGTATCGGTTCTTTTAAAAACAAATAACAATGCAGTCCTCCGCTTTTAGATAACAATGGTATTAGTGGTAATTTAAATTGTTGAAATAATGCTAGATAATTTTCTACATTAAAACTTGAATAATCTTTTGAGTCTATATCAATACAACCAAATTGAACTGTCTTATCTAGTCTACATGGTTGTATACCAATAGATATCTTACCTGCAATGTGATCTTTGTAATCACCTTGTGTAATAGGTCTACCGGCCCATTCGTAGTTTGGTTTAACTTTATTTTTATCAGTGTCTAATTGTGCCGAAGACATATCGGCAATACCAAAGTCGCCTTGGTATCCAGTAAATAATTCTATAAATTTATCAACCATAAAGATCCCGGGTCGGAGCGGCTCCACTCTCGCTTTGCCGCTCCTATCTGCTCCATAAGAGTAGAATTAGTAGTTAGATTCCTCTTCTTTTACAGTAGCAGCTTTTTGCTGACTGTTTTTTAAAGAGTTATAAAAATCTCTAGCCATTTGATATAGGCCGGCATCGTCTACTTTTCTTATCATAGACACATTATATCCATGCCAAGTAAAACTACCTGAGTTTTCAACAGAACCTAGTTTATAGATTCTAGAAAATGTAGGTGCTTGTAAAGATTTTCCCGTACTAGGATCGTTTTCAAATTCATTCTCCATTAAAGAATTCCATTGTCTACTAACCTTAAGCTGTGTTGACTTCATTGTCATCAAAGCTTTCTCCGGTCTCTCTCCATTAATAATTACAAAGTGATTTGCTGTTTTGATAATTTCATTTCCATTATCTAACATATCTTTGTTCTTATCATTTTGAGTTACCTTAGACATAACTCCAGGGCCTCTGTCATTATGTACAGGTCTTCCTTCTCTACGCTCAAAAGGTGCCCATTCTGGGTATGTCATTCTGTAGAATACAGGAATAACTTCTATTCCTTTTTCTCCATTATACAATTTTTTAGTAACTGTATTATAGAACATACCGGCTTCAGCGCCTTCAACATACTTTGCATGTTTCTTTTTAGTCTCATCTGAACCTGATTGTAATAGTTTCAGAAAAGGTAAAGCAAGATCTCCTTTGTCTACGTTTTCAAGACCCATTCCTGAATCTGCTACGAAGTCTAAAGTTGCTAATGATCCGCCTTCTTGTTTTGTAACGTCTCTTGTTTCTTCACTCATGTTATTTGTTCCTTGTTATTTTTGTTTTGTTTCCCTTAAACAGGTTAAAATGTTCAGAAGGTAAGTCTAATTCTTTTTCGACTCGCTCTCTGAATAGTGCTTTGAGAGTCATGGGTTCCACTTTAAGCTTTTGGACCGGTTGGTACCCATTGCTCTCGGCAAGGTTTGCATAATCGCTAGCCTTGTTATCTTCGTTTCGACCAAAGGAAACAGTGATTTCATTTTTAATCAAATCACCCAAGTCGTTGTTTCGAAGCCAGTTGAATGCGCCTTCCTTTTTATCTACAGGAATTGTTGCGCTATAAATTTCTTTTACCTCTATTGCAGAACCATCTTTTAGTTTCATGGTTTTTAATTTCATAGAGTCCATAATTTCTGGTATCACTTGTTGTGAAAGTTTATCAGCTTGTTGTTTTTTTCTAGATAATCTTTCTTCTTCAATTTTAATTTCATCTTCTAGTCTTTGTAGTTCTAAAACATGGCTAGATAATGACTCTACATTATTTAATTCATTTACTTGTTGAGGTGCATCCTCAATAAACATTTTTTCTAAGTTACTCATCTATCTTTCCTCTTTCATATAAGTTTATTTCTATTGGGTAGTATTGTCTTTCTTGTTTGTCCCATTTTAATAAATTGTATTTACCATTTGTCATGTCAGAAACAATCGAACATGTAACTCCAATAATTGCAGGATCACCTGTCAATAACAGATAATCATCTGAAGTAAAATCTTTTAGTAAAGTTCTTAATTTATAAATTAATGGACCAGGAGAAAAAATAATTTGTGATAACTCAGGAAGTAAAAATTTAAACTTACCATATTTACCTGCACCAATAATATTTATTTTTGGGCTGCCTGTTTTTGTACCTGGTATTTCCTGTATTACGTAAACTATATTTTCTTTCATGGCTTGACTTCTATTTTATATTTGATATGTTGTCAACCAGAAAGAAGAAAATAAATTATGAATTATAAATTTAAAACTAAGCCATACGCACATCAACTTAAGGCATTAGAAATGTCTTGGGAGAAAAAAGCTTTTGCGTATTTTATGGAAATGGGTACAGGTAAATCTAAAGTATTACTAGACAATGTTGCAATGCTTTATGACAAAGGTAAAATCAATGGTGTCTTAATTGTGGCACCAAAAGGTGTGTATAAAAATTGGTATAGTTCTGAAATACCTACACACTTACCAGATCATATAGAAAAAGTGTCCGTATTGTGGCAAGCAAATATTACAAAACAACAACAACAAAATTTAGACACATTGTTTAAAACAGGAACTGATCTACATATTTTATGTATGAATGTTGAAGCCTTATCTAGTCAAAAAGGTGTTGATTTTGCAGCTAAATTTATAAACTCTCATGACACTATGATGGCTATAGATGAGTCTACTACAATAAAAAATCCAGAGGCTAAACGTACAAAAAATATTGTAAAACTTGGTACACATGCAAAATATAAAAGAATACTTACAGGATCTCCTGTAACTAAATCACCGTTAGATTTATACAAACAATGCGAGTTCCTTGACCCCTGGCTCTTGGATCATGCTTCTTATTACTCGTTTAGAACTAGATACGCTATTATGAAGACAGCAAACTTTGGCGGACGATCTGTACAAATTGTAGTTGGTTATCGTAACCTTGGTGAGTTGTCAGATAAATTAAAAAACTTTTCTTATCGTGTACTAAAAGATGATTGTTTAGATCTACCAAAGAAAACTTTTATGAAACGTATTATACAACTTACACCGGATCAATTTAAGGTTTACACACAAATGAAAAAAGAAGCACTTGCAATATTAAATGGCAAGATGATCACCACTGCAAATGCATTGACACAGTTGATGAGACTACAACAAATAACTTGTGGCCATTTTAAATCTGATGATGGTGTCATACAAGAACTTAAAAGCAATAGACTCGATGAGTTAATGAATGTTTTAAATGAGATAGAGGGTAAGGTTGTTATTTGGGCCCATTGGCAAAGTGATGTAAAACAAATTATAGAAGCAATTGTTGAAGAGTTTGGTCAAGGTACATTTGTAGATTATTATGGTTTGACACCACAGGACGAAAGACAACAAAACATAAAACGTTTTCAAGATGATGAAAAGTGTAGATTTTTTATTGGTACACCTCAAACAGGTGGATATGGTATCACACTTACTGCAGCTAGTAACATGGTTTACTATTCTAATGGTTATGACCTTGAGAAAAGACAACAGTCAGAAGCTAGAATAGATCGTATTGGTCAAACTAAACCTATGACTTACATTGATATTATGTGTGAAGATACAGTTGATGAAAGAATTGTAAAAGCTTTGCGTAAAAAAGTTAATATTGCAAGTCAAGTTATGGGTGAAGAATTAAAAGCTTGGATATAATGTTTGATAAAGATGTGGGAGTTAACTGGCATTTACGGTTTCGTTTAAAACTAGAAAAACTAGAAAAAGAGAATGAATACCTTAAAATGAAAAACAAATTATTAACAAGAAAAATAAAAAAATATGAAAGTAGGAAAAAATAGGACTTACGTATGAGCGCTACAATTTTTGTAACAAGACTACGATCACACCACCCATACCAGTTATAACAGCACCCATAGAAACTAAAAGTATTCTTTCAATTCTAGTTATATGATTTTCTAGTTGTTTGATTCTATCATGAGTTTGTTTTTGCATGATACGACATAGCTTTTCGTGTGATTCTATTTTTTGTAATGCGCTATCTTTTGGCATTGGTTAAACCTCTTCTCCATTTTCTCTAATAAAAACAGTGTCTGTTCCTACAACATCAAATATTTTTAACCATGCAGTTTTAACAGGTGCAAATATCCAACCGTGTTTG